AGCTAGGGTTTTTTATTCAAGCCTGCCTCCTTTTCAGGATCGTCAACGCTGGTGCGCGTGAATCGGTTACTGATACCTTATTCGCAGCTTCAATCAGTTGGTCCAGCTCTGCGGCCGAATAGTGACTGGTGATGCTGCCGTTCTTGTGTCCAAGCAAAGCCTTCCGATCTTCTTCAGTGACGCCTGCTGCACGTAGCCTTCTGCCAAAGGTGTGCTTCAGGTCGTGAACGCGGATCTTGGTGAACCCCTCATGTGGTGCTCGAAGATGTTTTTCGAGCCACTTCTTTGTCGCCCTGATCCTTGCGCGTTTCCAGGCTGAACAGTTCATCCGATGAACCATGGTCGGATTTCCATCTTCATCCGGCATTCCGAAAGGGAAAACGTACAGCTTGTGCTGCCCGCGCTGGTTTTCGATGATCGACTTTGCCACGCTGTTCAATATCACCAAGCGCTCGTCCCGGTTCTTTACACCGGCCCGTTCGCTCCTTCCTCCGAAGCCGGCCGGGATCAGAAATACGCTCGTTCCCAGCTCAGGCACCGCAATCTCCCAATCCCACTGAAGCTTGCAGACTTCCTGTTCGCGACAGCCGGTGTTCACCTTGAACATAGACATGATCTGCACAGGTGCCGGGAGCTCAGAGAACAGGATCGATTGCTCCTCCCACGAAAGCGGGTAGGGCTTTCGGCTAGTCGTCTTCTCATCCAGTAGCGAAATCATTGGCACGGTATCGAGCCAAGGCCTGCGCTCCTCGTCTCGCCACTTTCTGGCACACAGATTCAGAACCCGAATGACCCTCTGAAGGGCAATGTTCACCGTCCTATTCGTGACCGGTTTTTTCCCGTCCTTTGGATTCAGCTTCGAATCGATGTACGGCGCCAGGGCTTCGTCATCTATATGAGTGATCGGCATGTCCCCGATGAAGGGGTCAAGCTGGGCCATGTACGTCGCCGAGATATGAATTGATGCCTGGTCTTTCACCTCGAGCAGGAATTTTGTGGATGCCTCACGCCAGGTTTTGATCTGCTTTACACCGTAGACTTTTTGCTGCCTTAGGTTTTCCAGCAGATGAATCAGGAATTGCTCTGCTTCCGCCCGGTCACGAGTTCCAGTGCTCGCCTGAATTCTTTCTCCTCGATAGACTTTGTCGATTTTCCAGATGCCACTCGGCATTTGCTGGAGACCTGAGATTGCTTTTTGGGCCATGGCTTTGCTCCTTTGGCTCCGCCGTGACGCTCGCTGCGGGGCTGATTGTTGTCCTGATTTGCTGCCTTTTCAATTGACTTGCTCTCAACGTAGGCGTCGGCCCACGCATCAAGCTCCAGACGATCAAAGCCGACACCCTGTTTCCCGATCGGGAATTCACGGACGTTCGGCCGGACCGTTTTATTGAATTCATCCCGGCACATGCCGAGATAGCCGTATGCCTCGCCGGCGCGAATGAAGCGCGGGAGGATGGGCGCGACCTGGGCCGCGCTTCGATTTGACATGAGTTACAGCTCCGCGCCGCCGGCGGCGGCAGAAGGTTTTAATGAAGGGGCACGCTGTCCTGCCCTGGGGCGATGGCGCGAGCCTGTTGTTCGGTGCGGAAGGACATGTGCTGTTTGGTGCCGTTGCAGTCAGCGATCACCCACCAATAACCGCCAAAGCGGTGCGGGCCCTTGATGATCTTCGTGATGGTCATGGCGCACTTCCTTGCCCGGGTGGGCGGTGCCGCGCGGGGCGGCAGAAGGTGTGTGTTACGCGCCGGCCTTGGCCAGCACTGCGTCGGCTACCGCCATGGCGGCCTGCGCGTCATTGACGTAAGCGGGATCGAATCCACCGGCCAAATGGATGGTTGCTTGGCAGGCGCGAAGGTTCTCGCGAGTGAGCTTCAGCGCGGCGACGAGCTCTTCGTGCAGCCCGCGCTCTTCTCGGCCGATATCCCAGAAGCGCTGCCCCCAGTGCGCCGCCGGCGGTGGGTTGTTGTTCTGCGCGCCGAGGGCCAGCGCTCCGACCACACAGTCGAGCACATCGCGCTTGTATGCGTTGTCGCCGTCGATGCTCAGGCCATTGCGGCGCAGCGCGTCGAGGGCGTTGTTCAAATTCGCCTCCGGCGATGGCAGCACCAGGTCGAAGTCAGATTTGCCCGGCCTGCACACGACGACGAACATCTGGCAGTCGAGCGGCAGGTGCTGGGCGATATCGGAAATGGCGTCAATCACCGCTTCGCGCAGCGGATATTTTTGATCAGACATGGAAATACCTCGCCCACCGTACACCGGCAGGCTGTTGAGTAGGGGGAGGGGTTAAAGCAGAGGGCGAATCAGCGGACGTAGACGAAGTAGAACCAGGTGAGGGCGATCATTTCCGCACCTCATTCAGCGCAGCGGTGGCGTCGACAATCTCGTAGTTCTTGGCGATGGTCTTCTTTATACCTATCAGTGTCAGCCAGCTATTGGGAATTCTTTTTCGACTGAACACTTGTGAAACGAATGGGCAAGAACACCCCATTGCATCTGCAAAAGCCTTTTGCGTTCCGTAGTGGGCGCCGATGAAGTAGCCTAATTTGTTCAGGACTTCTTCGATCGTTAGCATGGCCGTGACCAGCCCCGTCGGCATATAGGGCAATAGTTCGATGTTCGGTATCGGCTCTGAATTTGCAGCCGCAGACACCTTGTCGAGCGCGGCCGCCGATGCGTCCAGAGCGCCAAGAACCTGATAAATCTCTCCGTGCAGGCTCTCCAACTCCCCGATGCGCGCCTGTAGCTGGGCGATGGTGGATTGCAGGGCGGTGACTTCGGGCGTGGCGATATAGAGTGGCTGCACAGACCAGCCTTTGTTCTTCCAGCGCGCACTCGTAAGCTCGTCGTAAGTAGTGGATGATTTGTCGGTAAGGTAGTCGTCTGTGAACCACGCAAATGGCTGATGACGCTCGACGACAGGGGCATCCAGCAGGGCGCGTGCCTCTTCGCATATCCCGCCACTCCATGCGGACCTTACGTTGCGTGAGGCGATCTTCACCAGATCCGTCAGCAACTCCCGCGACACGCCGTCAATCGTTGGGTTATTGGTCATGGTCAGTCCTCGAATCCGTCTGGGTAATCAGTTTCTTCTTCATCTTCTTCAAAGCTGGCGTCATCCCCAAGCTCGTCGGCATTTTCAACTTCCCAGCGCCTTACGAGCTTGTCGACAAAGCGTTCCTTTGCCGCCGGCTTACTCATGACTCTCCCCCTCGGGTTTTTGGTTCGGGCTGCACGCTTTAGCGATCATGCTACCGATGTGTTCAATCAGCTTGTCTCTCTCATTCAATCGAGTTGTCAGGCTGGTTACTTCTTCGCCGAGAATTGCATTTCGCTGCTCGGCGGCGGCAAGTTCCGAAATCAGCGCATTGTAATTTTCGAGTTCGTCATCCCTTGACTTGCGCACGATTTTCAGCTCAGCCTCAGCCGTATCGGCGCGCAGGCGTTGGGCGGCCATTTCCTCTTCTGTGCTCTTCCATGCTCTATAATAAACATCGGCAGCGTTGCACTTTGAGCTGTAGTCGGCGATACAAACATACTGAGCATCGTCCTCCGTGGTGAGCACAACGTGGCGCCAATCAGCTCGGTACTTTTTCACATCATCCATTTTTCAATACCCCATTGAATAAGTTGCGGAAGGCCGTGGCAGGCTAGGGCGATAAGGTATGGGGCGTAGGTGGTCATGACTTGCCCCACTTGGCCTTGTATTCGGCGATGAACTCAGCCGGGAATTGGGAGATCCAGCCGCAAGAACCGCAACGGAATTGCGAGCCGTTCCAATTGGTTCGCGGCCACATACCGCCGCACTTCTCTCCACCGCAGTAAGGCGTATACCCGGGACGGGTCATGAGGTTTTCTCGAACTTGGCTCACGCTTCAATACTCCAGTTAACGCCGTCCTTCGCCCGCTGATCGCGAAGCTTGGCCAGGTGAATGAGTAGCGCCAGACCGGCGCCCAGGATTACCGACAGGGCGAGCCACGACAGCAGGAAGGCGATCATGCCGAAGCCCTCTCGGCCCTGAGCCGCGCCTGGAACGTTGAACGGTGGAAGCCGATGTGCTGCTCTACGTCGTACCAAGTAAAGCCGTGAGCGCGCATATCCAGCGCCATGGCCACGTATTCTTCGGTTGCAATCCTTGGTCGACCGCCGTGATTACCGAGGATTACGCCCGCAGCATTGAGATATCGAACGACAGTTGAAGGCGAGCAGCCAGCAGCATCGGCGATCTCGCTAACTGGATGCTTCGCGGCATTCATCGTAAAAATCAGCCCGATCGAGTCAGGCGACAGTTTCGCTGTCATGGCTATTCCTCCGAGCGTGTTCTTGTTGGCGGGCCTTGCTGCACTTGTCGTGGTTGCCCTTCGTTCTCGGGCGCAGGCACTGATCGCACAGAAATCCCAATTCCAAATACCCAGCCTTGAGCTTTCCTTTGGATGACATGAGGCCTCCCGGGAGGGTGATGGTTTGACAGTGGCTTGGTTGCTATTCGAGTTGCTTGAGGATGCGCCGTCCGATCCAGCGAACGCACGGCACGGCCTTGCTGTTCCCGATCGCCTTGTAGCGCGGACCGTCGGCGTCGCGGACGTACCAAGCTTTGCTTTTCTTTGCTTGGCGCACGTCCATGCCGTCGGCGATGCACTGCTCCGGAGTCTCGTCGGCGTCGAGCTTTCGCCAGCCATCCCAAGGGATCTGCGTGTAGTCGTCCGGCATACCTTGTAGGCGTTCGCACTCACGCGGAGTCAGGCGCCGCACCTTTGATCCGCCTACCAGCATTTCAGCCTCGGTCACTGGGTTGCTGTTATTGCGCATGTTCCCCGATCTGAGGGTGGGTGAAACTGATGCGACGATTGCAACCTGACCGCCACCGTTTGCATGGCTTCCCGAGTGGTTCATGGCGCGCAGTGTTGGCGCTATCTCGCCAGCATCTCCGCCGTAATCTTTGCATGAGAAAGCCAGCACGGCATTTTCCATCCCATTGTTTCTGCCGAGTGTGTGCGCTTGATCGATTCGCACATCGGGATCCTGAGTACCGTGCACCACGAAGCTCTCAACCTCAAAATCAATCCGCATCCCTTTTGCGGTCAGGCAAGCCGCGACATCTATTGCCCCGCTGGTTCGGCCGCCGCCATAAGCCGATACCGGAATGAATGCTTCGGAGTCTGCACGATGGCTGCTTTGTGATTGAGCGCGGAGAGTTCGCGCGGTCAGAGGGATATCGTCCGTGCTGTATCCGCCCCTCTTTCGAGCGCCGCCTGCAATGGTGCTGGCAATGTTTTCTTCCTCGCCAAGGCGCGGCGCATGATCCCTGCGCACGCCGTCGCGCTCAAAAAGTACCTCGGTGGGATCGAATCCGTCTCGAGCACTTGCGACAACGAACACGCGACGGCGTCGTTGGGCCAAGCCGAAATATTGGGCGTCCAGGATCCGCCACGCGATTGTTCTTTTGGGTCCATACACACAACCAGCGTCCGGCCATTTCTTCCCTGAAGGCTGCAGTTCGCAGTCTTCCCCAGCAAGCGCGCCAAGAAAGCATCCGAAGGCGTTCCCTTTGTCGCTGAGGACGCCGGGGACGTTTTCCCAGACGACAACGCAGGCGGGCTTTCGCTGGCCGGCGCGAACATAGTCAACTGCATCTGCAAGCTCCACGTATTTGATGGTGAGGGCGCCGCGCGGGTCGGTCAGGCCTTCGCGCATCCCGGCCACGCTGAATGCCTGGCACGGGGTGCCGCCGACTAGGACATCCGGCGCAGCGATCTTGCCTGCCAGCACCTGGGCGCCGAGTTTGGTCATGTCACCGAGGTTCGGCGTGTTCGGGTAGTGGTGTGCAAGCACTGCGCTGGGGAAGGCTTCGATCTCGGCGAACCAGGTCGCCCGCATGCCGAGCGGCTTCCATGCAAGCGTTGCCGCCTCGATGCCGGAGCAGACCGAGCCGTAAGTGATTTCCATAGGGGATCCTCGCCGGCTGGCGTGATTTGTAGAAGTGGGGTATCGGTTATTCGTCGTGGTTGATGCGAAGGGCTTCGCGGTCGTGGGCGAGCTTCAATTTTCGCGACACGTTTTCGGGTATTTCGTATTTGTGTCGCGGCGGCGGTTCAAGCAGAGGAAGGGCGCCGCCGGGGCCGAGGCTGTGAAGGTGGTGAATCATCAGCGTCATTGCCTCGCCCGGCTCTTCGATGCCGCTCCAGGCCATCAGCTCAGCAAGGGCTTGGCGCGTAGCGGGCAGGGTGTGGAACCGAACCTCTACTTCGCCGCGGCTCTTCCTCTTCGCCGCGGTTTTCTCCAAGCGTTCCGCGTTGCTCTTGGCCATGGCCTACCTCTTCAATTCCGCTGGCCGGCAAGTCCAGCCAGGTCTGTCGGCGGCGCGCGGCCGCCCGGTTGGTGGTTCTTCTCACGCTGCGACCTTCACCTGATGCCATGCCCCGGCAGCGAGGAATAGCTTCGCGGCCTCGGACTCGGCCAGCGACACCTCGGCCGGGATGGCAATCCAGCCCGACGCCACCATGTGGTTCGGGTTGCAGGTGCCGCGCAGCTCCAAGTAGTAATGCTCGATCGCATCAGTTAGGCGCTCGACCTTGTACATACCCTCGGGCGAGATCTCCATGGACTTGATGTACTCGGCTCCGCGCTCGTCGCGACACATGGCGCCGATGTAGATCGTCCAGTGGTAGGAGAAGTCGAACAGGGCGTTGGCGATCGCCAAGCTCCGGATCTGCCGGCAGTTCTTCCAGTTCACCATGATCTGGCTGCCGCTCGGGTCTATGTTCACCACCGCGACGTGGTTGGTGCTGAGCAGTGCCCGGCAACTTCGCTCGGCCCGGGCGAAACCGTTGTTGGGTTTGCGTTTCGATTTCATAGTGCGTCCGCCATCTTGCGCAGCGCCTTCCGGTCTGCGGCCGATATCGGCTTCGGGCGCCGCTTCAGTACCGTTTCAGGGTCTATTTTCTTCGAGCGGGGCGGTGGCAGCGGGTTGCGCGGCGGACTTTTCAGCTGGTCGATCTGCCCGCCGGCGGCCAGGAACTGGGCGATTCGTTCAGAGATCGCCTCAGCGTCCGGCCGGTGCTGCTCCACCAGGTTGAGGTGGTTGCTGATCATGATTCACCATCAGCGCGAAAGCGCTTTGCGAACGAATGGGTCGAGGTCTGGCTGATTCAATAGCCATTTCCGGTAGTCGCTCGGCAGGTCAGCAAAGGCGGTGCCTTTGTGTTTGCCGAAGCCGATGATCGTAGGGACCCTGGCATCCTCGGAGATCTGCCAAAGCTCGTCCCAGTCGCTGACCGGTCGACCGAGCGCAACTGCGAGCTGATCGAGGATCTTCACCAGCAGCAGGCGGCAGTTCTTCACATCGTCGAGCGCGGCATGGGCATTGCGGAGCAGGCCGGTCGCTTCGGCGCGGTAGTGCAGGTAGATCATTGCCGACTGGGTGTGACTGCCCGCGTTCGGCCACAGCTTCGAGCTCAGGGCCTGGGTGCAAATTCGCTTTACATCCGGCTCGCCGATCACGCGCCAGTCGTAGTCAACGTTGTGCCCGATCAGGTAGACGACATCTCCCGGCAAAGCAAAATCCGTGTGAGGCGGGCAATCAGCCAACTCCTCGTCGAGGATGTGGCTGGTGGCAAGCGCGCTCAGCTCGATCGGTTTACCCGGTTTGTAGCGATGAAGGAAAGAGTCGGTCACAGCGAGACTGCTAACACCACTGAGTTTCAGCCAGGCAGCCTCTACCAGGTGAGGTTCGTTCAAGCCGGTCGTTTCGCTGTCGAAGATGTATGCGGTCATGCTGATTGCCTTTGTGGGGAGAGTTCGTTTTTGCGTTTGTCTTTGGCTGTCACGACCTGTTGAACGAGGTCGTCGAAGCCAACAGCAATCGCTTTCGCAGCGTTGAACGCGGATTGAAGTGAGGCCATATCCTTGGCTGACGCGATATCAGCCAGCGCGTCCACTAGCAGCTCCTTGGCGCGTTCCTCAGGGCTGACGCCCGAGTTCAGCCACGCCAGCAGCCGCCGACCAGTTTCTTCAGTGATCAGCTCGGGCTCTTCGAAAAGCTTCGTCCGGTCTTTGCTCGCCATGGCTGTGTGGCCGTCGTGGGTCAGGTCCAGCACCACGGTGAACTCGTAATCGGTGCCGTCGCGCTGTTCGGACTTCATGCCCAGCTTGAGGATCTTTTTCCCTTCACCCTGGACCGTTTCCGTTTTGCTCCGCATCGTGCAGATGATGTGCAGCGAGCTGGTGAGGATCTTGTCGGTCAGCCGGCGGTGGCGTGGCGTTGTCTCGTTCCACGCCGCCCAGGTGTTGCCTTTGAATTTCTGGTGGGCAAGCTTCTCGTTCGCCTCAAGGCATCCGCCGGAACCGGTCCACTCATGCGAGTAGCTGTCGATGATCAGCACGTTGTAGCCAGCCTGTTCGGCGGCTGTGATGGCATCGACGTACCGCTCCGGCGAGTAGGGCGCATGCAGCTCCAAGGTGTCGAAGTCCGCGATATCCGCGTACAGCGATGCGCTGCCGTGTTCGGTGTCGATTACCGCGATCCGGCCGCCAATCCCCTGTGCGAGAAGAAGAGCGGAGTAGGTTTTGCCTGATCCAGATGGCCCAGCAAGTGCCAGCCGTAGCTTGGCCTGCTTGCGTTCGGCTTTCTTGAACATCGGAGTGTCCTCAGATTGGTTGGTTGTCCCACTGCTGTTCGATGCGGCGGGCTTCGTCTTCATACTCTTTGCGCTGCTCGCCGCTGAACTGCTCGGGCGAGAAGGCACCGACCGTGGCCCAGTCAAGCTGGGCAGTCATTCGCGGTGTGTTCACGATGGATACTCAGAATTGGATGGTGATGTTCGGGACTTCCCGGCGGGCAATCTTCAGAACGATGGCTTTGGCCAGCTCTTCGGTGATGTTCATCGACATCAGCGCCTCTTTGGCTGCGCCCATGATCTTCACCTTGTGAGCCTGATCGGCTTCGCGCTCCCGTTGTTGGCGAGCGGCTTCGTTCGTTTCGGCCTGCTGGCGAGCTACCTCGGCAAGTCGGGCTTGCTCCACGGCGTGAGCCTGGCGCTGTTCGGCGGCAATTCGCTCTTGCTCCGCACGCTGCTCGGCGGCAATGCGATCAGCTGTGGCCTGGACCGCCGCACGCTCAGCTTGTTCTGCCTGCAATTGAAGCTGTAGGCGTTGGCGCTCAGCTTCCGCCTCAGCATCACGGGCGGCCTGTTCGGCGGCGCGCTGTGCTGCGGCTGCTTGATCCCGAATCTCCTGTTCGCGGCGAGCAGCGGCCTCACGTTCAGCTTCGGCTGCCTCCCGGGCGATCTGCGCATCATGGTCACGCTGCGCCTGTGCTTCGGCTTCGGCGCGCAACCGGAGCAGTTCAGCCTGTTCGGCTTCGTACCGGGTCCGCTCGGCGTGCAGGCCGCGCAGTTTGATCAGCGTCTGATCTTTCGCCCGGGCGGCTTCTGCCAGGAACTCTTCCCAGCTATCGCCGATTTCAAGCAGTTCGAGATCGGCAATGACACTGGCGAGGTGTCCGGATGTCGGTGCTTCGTCAAAGATGGCCAGATCCTTGATGCGCTGGATCTCGTCGACGTGTGCATCAGTCCGGGCAAGTTCTTTCTGCTCCCAGTCTGTCAGCGGCTGGCGAGTAGCATCGCGCAGCGCGTCCATCTTGTTGACGAAGTCGCGCAGCTCGGCCTCCACCACCTTTGGCATTTCCTTCAGGCGCTTCAGGTAGTCGCGACCGGGCTTTTCGACGGCGGTCTTCGACTTGCTGACCTTGGCGGCCAAGGAGGCGATGCGCTCGCGGCCCTTGCGAGTCGTCAGGTCTGGCACTTCGGCGGTGACTTCCGCCTGCACCGCGTCGAAGAACTGGCCCAGGCCACCGCCAACGTAAATGGCTGGCGCGTTCTCGGCGCTGATGTCGTCGATCTTGATCACTTGCTGTTGTGCGGACATGGGGAATCCTTGCCGCGCCCAGCGCAGCGTGTGGTGGTGTTGTTTATTGAGTGATGCGGTCGGCGAGGGCGCTGAGCAGCATCAGGAAAGTGAAAACTCCGATGGCGGAGAACGAGCCGCGCCGGATCAGAATGCGGCGGGCCAGCTGCCGGGAAGTCACCGGAACACCCGGTAGGTGGTCGACTGCGGAGGCTGGCAGGTGCTGGAAGAGTCACGGGCCACGTTGTAGCCGGCCATGATCAGCAGCAGGCCGCCGGCGAGAACCCAAAACATGATCTTCATCAGGAGAGCCTCGCGATAAGCATTCCCCGGCGCGTCCGGATCGTGATGCGGGTTGGCAGATCAGCGACCAGAAAAAAGCCCTGACGCTGCAGGGCTTCGGTCATTGCTTTGGCATTGCGGGCGATGATGGTCATGACGCTCTCCACATTGTGGTTACGTTGGCTGCTGACTGAGCCTCATAAATTTCGGCCAATCGATTGCTGTAGAGACGATGTTCGACCATGCAGATCGCGCCCAGCGAGTGCGCCATTTCAATTGCCATACTTGTTTCTGCATGCAGGCTTGCCGATGAATCACCGGAACCAAGCGCTTCGAAGCGAGAGTCGATCATGCCAATCGCAATTTCATGCTTTGTCATTGGTTTTTTCCTCCAGCCCCCAGAACTCCCCGTACGCGACGACGGCGGCGGCAACGCGCTTGGCCCGGGCCTGTAGGTCGATCTTTTCTTGCGCGTCCCGCTCGGCCTGCAGCTGCGTGCGCTTCAGCGCTGCGGCCTCGTAGTCGTGGAAGTCATCAGCTTTCGGCGCCCGTGGTCGCCCCCAATCGTCGTAGCGCCTGTCCCACTCTCGGGCCTGTGCACTGTCTGCATAGCTGGTTGCCATGGTCGCCTCCGTGGTGGCGGGGTGTTGATCCAACAAAACTCGGATGCACTCATCCGCTCCGCTGGTTGCCGTTGGGCGCGGAGGGGAGTGCATTCGGGTGGTGTCGGCGGAGGGGATGCCGGTTACTTGTCCGGCGCTGATGTCACCAGCAGATCTGTGGGCTAAACCCGCTGCGGGGCGCTGACAAGGCGCGCTCTCCGGGGCCGATATTCTCTCGTCGACCCAAGCGTCCGGCACTGTAGCGGCCGGGTAGGCTGTTGCTTGGCAACGACTGGTCAGCGCTTCATGGCGGTCTCTCCTATCGTCCGCTCACTGGGCAGGCAGTGGCCACCTATCAAAGCTGCATTGGAATGTCGGTCCTGACCAAGATGCCTAAACTACGTCCGCCCGTTCGCATACAAACAGTTGGCCTGGATCAGCTTTTTTCATGGGGCGCCGACATTCCGATGCAGCCTCTTTCGAGGCGATCGGGCAGTTAACGACAGGCTGTCGTGGCGCTGGTTGTTTAGTCGTAGATGCCGTAACTGAAATCATCCTCATCGCAGTCGACGACAATCTTCGAGGAGCCGAAGTAGAGCGCGGCGACCATTTTTTCGAAGGCTGTACGGAATTTCAGGGTCTGGCTGATCTTCTCGTTGTCGATTTTGGCGGCGTACACCGAGCCAACTTCATGACCTTTTTCGTTTCGGTCTTTCCCGTGACGGTCGAAGCTGATGTGGATGGCGTTACCGAGCATGTACTCGCTGCGCTCGGATCTTCGGGAATAGGTTGAAATCCCGTGATCCTTCGGTTCCTTGTCGAAGTAGATGTGCATGCCACCGTAGTCGGATGGCTGGAAGCGAATGTCCGGAGCTTCCCAGTGATCTTCGGCTGCCGACTCTTTGTGGTCTTCGACGAACGCTTCCAGCAGCGCCTGCAAGCTGATCACTTCCGGCATCGCATCTTTGTTCAGCACCTCATCGATCTGCTTCTGCGCGAGGCGAACCATGTCAGCTTCGACGCCGCTGTTTTCCCACTTCTCCTTCAAAGCAGCAGCGACCATCGCGTTGTAGCGGGTCAGCTCAAAGATTTCGGTCAAATTGGCTGGCAGCGCGGCCTTGATTGCCTCCTCGACCTGCTTGCCCATTTCGCCGTAACGGCCGAAGCAACTGTCGACCACGCTGGTGAACATCTTCTTTACATGCTCATCGATGATTTCGACTGGCTTGTCGCTGTTTGCGAAAGCAGTGACGCGCTCGGCGAGCAGCGCTTGAAGTGTTTGTTCGCTCATTTGATGCTCCGTGCTTGATCGGTTGATTTCCCGTCTGGCCCTGTCGCCAAGGCCAGCCAGTGAAGTCGTCACGCAGCAGCCTTACAGTCAGCCGCAGTCATGCGGTGTCCGTCTTCGGTCTCAACAACCCGCACGCCGCTGGTGAGTCCACGTTCAGCATTGAGCCTGTTCGCCTCTCGGATGCAGGCGTTCAAGTCGGCGTCGGCGAAGACCTGCAACTCTCCGCGCAGGGTGATGTGAATTACCTTGTTCATCGTCTTGCCCTCGGTTGTTTTCCCAATGCACCCGACCAATCAGCAGCTGGGTGCATCAGTGAAAATTTCCGTGTTGCTCTCCGCCCCATGCGCGGCGCCGCGGTTTCCCCACCTGGCCGGCGTCACACATTTCGTGATCGGTGTTCTTCGCCGGCTGGCTTGCATGGTTTGGCGTCCTCCCATATGGGGAGTCCGGCAGGTTCCAGAGCCTGCATGGGGATCGAAGTTTGTGTTTCGCGCTGTGCCCGTTGCCGGGGATCGATCCGCGAAGATTCCTGACTGTTAAAGAGCGGCGGGTCTCTTGAGGCCCTTCGCAGTGGCTGTGTGTCGCTGCGATGGGTGAAATATGTACCAATGGTTCACATAGGTCAAGTACCAAAAGTACATATTTTTATCGGAGGTACACAATTCGCCGATCAGCAGGGGCCGCAAGGCGCTAAACTGCCGATCTAAGGAAGGAGGCATTTCCGTGAAAAAGATAATTTTGTCACTCGCGATCGCCATGCTGGGCACGCACTGCGTGGCAAGCTATGGCGCGGAGACAGCAAAGGCGCCGTATGACGCAGATGAAGTCGCCTATGACGCTGAGCAGATTTGGCTATCTGGCTGCTCTGACTTCAAAAGCGGGATGAACGAAGGCGACTTCATAAAGTGGCTTCGCCTGGAGGGAAAGGTGAAGGAAATGCCACAGCTCAGGAGAACAGCCGTCGTGAAGCTGTACATGGACGGATGGGATACTGCCCGAGCAATGAAAGGGGTGATCACTTGCGGCGACTTCGCGCAGCGACGTTCGAATGACTACGTGTCCGGCATCGATATCAGACAGCCGTAACGCAGGATTAAAAACCCGGCACAGCGGCCGGTTTTTGATTGAATTGGTCTTACAGCATGCCGCCTCGCCAAACAACGCGGCCGATTATGCGCACCTCGTTGATCTCACCATCACGTAGCGCCTCATCGCCGTAGCGCGCTTTGTCGGCGTTGTCGCTGCGGATGATCCAGCCATCGATATCAGACTTCACCAAGCGCTTCACGATCGTGCCTTTGGTAGCGCTCTGCATGGCGAAGATCTGCCCGTCCTTCGGTTCGATCTTCGATTCATCCACCAGCAGCACGTCGCCGTCATTGATGGTTGGCTCCATGCTGTGGCCGTTCGCATAGATGACGTCTAGGTGCCGCTGATTGAGGTTGTTCGCTCGCAGCCAGGACGACTTGAACGCCATGACACCACGGATCTCGACGTGAGGGTTGTCGTCGCCTTCGCCGGTCGAGCCTCGAGCAGTTAGCTGAAGAACTCCGGTGTAACTCGGGTCGTCCTGAAGTTCAAACCCCCTCGGCGGGATTCGAGAATCTTCGGCAGTAATGAGCGAGGAGCTTTCAACCATTTCCCCCCGACCATACTCCAACCACTCGACGCGGACGCCGAGAGCATTTGCCACGGCGAGCATCTTGGCACCACCAGGCATGGACTCACCATTCATCCACTTGCTGGTGGCCTTCGGTGTAACGCCGGCCATTTTCGCCAGGCGAGCGCCGGCACCCCATTCCGGGATTTCTTTTCTTGCCAGGGCTTTTTTCAGGCGCCCGACAAACGCAGTGCGTAAATCTTCTATTTGAACCATGGGTACATGGTTGCATGCGCTTGCATGTACTTTCAGTTCCGACATAATATGTACCGCAAGTTCATATTTAACTCGGAGGCCTTATGCGGCCGCTCAAGAAATCGATTGATGACGCTGGTGGTGTTCCGTCCGTAGCAATGGCTTGCGGCAAGACCCCGCGCGCCATCTACAAGTGGCTTGAGGCTGACGCCTTGCCGCGCACCGAGTACACCGGCGAAACCGAATACGCCCAAAAGATTGCCGAACTGGCTGCCAAGAAGGGTAAGCCGTTCGACCCAGCCTGGCTGCTCGCCGAGGCTCACCCGAAGAAATCCGCCGCTTAAACATTTCACCAGCCACATAGGAGAAACCCATGTACGCCGATCAGTCTCACAAGCGCGATACACCAAGGAAGGTGCGCTTCAACAAGACCCTCGACAGGATCCTCAGTCGAGCAGCGGAACGAGCGGAGGAACAGCACGCCACGTACCTGTACCTGATGATCGAGTGGGCCGTTGAGAACGGCGCAATCGAAGCCCTGAGTAAGGACGACAAGCAGTCTAGCGCCGCATAGAGGCCCTTTGGAGGTCACGTGCCTGAAATCGACTATGAGCACCTGAGCGATGGCGCAAAGCGGCAAGTTTCCGCGTTTGCCCTGAGCAAAGGAATGAGCATCGCCGAAGCGCTTGAGGCAATAGCCATCGAGTTTTTGGCAATGGGTGGGCCGTCTCGAATGAGGCGACCTACAGCAAAGCTGTACCAACTAGCCCCTAAAGAGGGACTCAAAAGTGACAGCTGATAAATCGCAGACACAAAAAAGCCGGGGCGCAATCCCGGCTCTTTCAACTGCGTTTTCTACAACGTTCTGGAGCTGATTATGCACAGTTCACCCAATACCATCAATCCCCCCAATAGTGTCGCGACACGTCTTTCGAATTCTGAAAACGTGTCGCGCATTCCAACTCAGTTCAGCTTCCACGGCCTGCTGGTCCGCGTCATCGACGACGGAAGCGGTGAGCCTTTGTTTATCGCCAAAGATGTCGCTGAAGCCCTGGGCTACGCCAACACATCGAAAGCCATCAACGCTCACTGCAAGGCCGTCAGCACCTGCCATACCGAAATGGGAGGTCAGGTCCGTGCGGTGCAGATCATCCCGGAGCGCGACCTTTATCGATTGGTGATGAAGTCGAAGCTTCCAGCCGCTGAGCAGTTCGAAGAGTGGGTAGTCGGCCAGGTCTTGCCGAGCATTCGCAAGGCAGGCCAATTCTCCGTGCCCGCGCCGAACAACTCGAAGATCGTCGGAGAGCTGGCAATCCTCGAATGCTTTGATCGCCTGCTCAAGCCAGCCGCCTCCAGCAAGATGATGATGCTTGCCCAGATCGCCGCCAACAACGGCCTGGATGCCAAGTTCCTGCCCGGATATGCCGTCGATGCTGCGCCTGATGCAGCTGGCGGATCTTCGATGCCTACGAAGTCCGCCACGGCACTTCTGAAGGACAACGGAATCCGCTACGCGCCGGCTGCCTTCAATCGTGCACTGGCTGCGCACGGATACATCAAGCAGCTCCAGCGCACGAACTCCAAACACGAGGTTGTCGACTTCTGGTCCGTGACTGAAAAGGGCCTCAAGTACGGCAAGAACCTCACCAGCCCTCACTGCCCGCGCGAGACGCAACCTCACTGGTACGTCGATCGCTTCCTTGAGCTTGCCGTGCTTATCGGCAAAGGACGCCCATGATGGCCAGATCCAGAAATATCAAACCGGGGTTCTTCTCGAACGAACACCTGGCTGAAGTAGATTTCGCAACGCGCCTCCTGTTCATCGGCATGTGGACCGAGGCTGATCGGGAAGGTCGCCTGGAAGATCGCCCGCGCCGTCTGAAAATGGCCCTGTTCCCGGCAGACAATGTCGACATCGAAAAGATGCTCGCCGACCTGGATCATTTGGGGTTCATCACGCGGTACACCGCTGGATCATTCAAGGCGATCCAGATCGTTAATTGGTCCAAGCACCAGAATCCACACGTCAAAGAAGCGAAGAGTATTATCCCTGAAATGCCCGGTTTAGAGGGCTCTGACGGTGAGCATGGTGCAAGCCCGGTGCAAGCACCAGACAAGCACAGTTCTTTCCCTGCTGATTCCCTCTCTCTTGATTCCGGATTCCTGATTCCTGATTCCCTCACTCCGTCGCAGGCTCCGGTGGTGCCCGAGGGCCTGTTCGCGTCGTTCTGGAAGCTCTACCCGCGCAAGGTCGGGAAGGACAAGGCCGAGAAGGCGTGGGCGAAGCTCAAGGTCAATCAGGGCCTGTACGACCTGATGGTCGCCGCCCTGACCAAGCAGGTGCTGACGCCTGACTGGACCAAGGAGCGCGGCCAGTTCATCCCGCACCCTGCGACGTGGCTCAACGGCAAGCGCTGGCAGGACGAGATTCCCGATGTGCCAACCAACGTGCACCCGTTTCCGCAATCCCGTCACACAGGCTTCGCTGATCGCGATTACAAGGCCGGACTGACTGAGCGGGAGGATGGCACCTATGCATTCTGAACAGGTTCAAGCCACCCCAGAACTGCCGCCAGGTACTCGAATCCAGCCGGCCGACTGCGAAACCCACGGTTCCTACGATCAGAAGGTCTATGCCGTGCTGGGCCGCGAACTCAAGAGCGGTTGCCCCGAGTGCAGCCGCATTCGCAGTGAGGAGGATGCCGAGCGCCAGCTGGCGCAGGAAGCTACCGCCGCTCGCATCCGGATGGCTGAGAAGCTTGGCGCTGCGCTGATCCCCAAGCGTTTCGCCGGCAAGACCTTCACCGGTTACATCGCCAAGGCCGCCGAGCAGCAGAAGGCGCTGAAGACATGCATGCGGTACGCCGTTGAATTCAAGCAGATCTCCGCCGTCGGCCGCTGCCTGTTGTTGCTGGGCAAGCCTGGCACCGGCAAGACGCATCTGTCGGTCGCGATCGCCAACGAGATCATGGCCACTTCCAGCGCCACGGCCGTGTATCGCACCATCGGATCGGTGCTGCAGGCCATCCGCGCAACCTACGACCACACCAGCGACCAGAGCGAAAGCCAGATCCTGTCGAGCCTCATCAGCCCTTCGCTGCTGATCCTGGACGAGATCGGCGTCAGCAAGGAGAAGCCCAGCGACTTCGAGCTGACGACCTTGTTCTCGATTATCAATGGCCGGTACGAAGAGCTCCGGCCCACCGTCATCGTGTCCAACCTCGATGCGAAGGCCTTGGCCAGCGCAATCGGAGAACGCTGCGCAGATCGCCTGAGAGAGGGCGGGGTGATCGTGGTTCCGTTTGAATGGGAATCTCAGCGCGGCAAGGAGGGCTTCTGATGAAACGTGCCAACCCTGTACAGCTTCGCCAAGCGCTCGAAGTGGCAAATACCCTCGTAAGGTACGGGATCAATTTCGTGTGTATGCCCGTAGTGGATGAGGCAGACGGTGCGAACCTACTGGATCAAGCCTCCGAACGACTTGAGCGCATGGCGTTAATCACTGAATTGGCTGAGCGAGCGGCAACCCCTGTCAAGCCATGCGAGCCCGTAATTCGCCGAGTTTTAAACGAGAGGGTGATCAACGCTGCGGAGATTTGGAAATCATGACCGACAAGATCAGCGTCAACTGCCAGGCCAAGCTCTCTGAGGCGATCACCAAGCTCAGCGCGATGTTCCGAGACAAGAAGTTCGTCGTGGTGTCTCTGCGCCCGGGCAAGGACCGCACCCTCGACCAGAACCGTCTCTGGTTCGCCATGTACAAGCGCATCGCCCAAATGACCCAGATCGGCGATGAGGCCGACGCCCGCCGGTACTGCAAGTTGCACGTCGGCGTGCAGATCCTGCTGAACGAGGATGCCGGGTTTCAGGCCGAGTGGTACCGCGTCATGCGTCACCTGCCGTACGAGACGAAGCTGGCCATGATGGGCGGCTGCCATCTGTTCGGGCCGGACGGTTTCCCGGTTACCAGCCTCTTCAGCCGCGCCCAAGGCATCGCCTACACCGATCGCATTGTCGCGCGCTTCGCTCCAGAGGGCGTGTACTTCGATGATCTGCTGAGCCAGGAGGCCGCATGAGCCATAACTTCAAGCCGGGCGACTTCGCCCTGATCGTTGGGGCGCGCAATTACCCTGGGAATATCGGAAAGACATGTGAGCTTGTCGAACTCCTGCCGCCCTCAGCAGTAAGCGTCTGGTTGGACCCAGAAGACGGGCGACCAGTAGCCAATGCCTCTGGCTTCGTTTGCTGGCTTGTAATTGGGGATGGCCTGATATCCGGAATCGAGAACACACAAGGCGCCTGTCTTGCGATGCCTTCTCACCTGATGCCACTGCGCGGCGACTTCACCCCGGAGCAGCAGAAAGCCAAGGAGGCCGAGCCATGCGCGTAGCCATCAAGGAAGCGAGGCTGAAAAAGTGCAAGGCCTGCGGCGAGAAGTTCTCCCCGATGTTCAACACCACGCAGGTGGTGTGCAGCCCGAAATGCGCGCTGGCCCATGCCCCGGCGAACAGCGAGAAAGCCCGCAAGGCCATCGCCCAGCGCGACCGCCGAGATATCCAGGTGCGCAAGGAGAAGCTGAAGAGCAGGGCGGATCACCTGCGCGAAGCCCAGGCAGCGGTGAACGAGTACGTCCGCCTGCGTGACGCGAACCTGCCGTGCATCAGCTGCGACTCGATGCCGAATGACAGCGACCTCATGACCGGCAG